CAACAAGGTATCATCAATTGGAACAAAGGTAATATAGAGTTAGAAAACAAATCAACGATTGTGGCAGCGGCGACTTCAAGTTCCGCTATTCGAGGAGGTTCATTTAACATTATATTCCTTGACGAGTTTGCTTTCGTACCAGCGAATATTGCAGAGATGTTTTTTAGTTCAGTTTATCCTACCATCTCATCTGGTAAAAGAACAAAGATGATTATTGTATCAACACCACACGGTATGAATCAATATTACAAATTATGGATTGATGCGATTAATAAAAGAAATGATTATGTACCTATAGAAGTACATTGGTCAGAAGTTCCTGGACGAGATGAAAAATGGAAAGAGATGACCATTCGTAATACAAGTGAAGAACAATTCCAACAAGAGTTTGAGTGTGAGTTTTTGGGTTCAGTAGATACACTTATCTCACCAGCGAAAATTAAAAACACACCATACGCCGATCCGTTACAATCTAAAAATGGATTAAAGATGTTTAAGAAACCAGAAAAAGGTCGTATGTATGTTTGTTGTGTTGACGTGGCGAGAGGTACAAACAAAGATTACTCTGCGTTTATTATAATAGACGTTACCAAAGATGAAAGTAAAAAGATACCTTATGAAGTTGTGTGTACATACAAGAACAACGAAGTTAAACCATTTGTCTTTCCAAACATTATCAGTCAAACGGCAAAGGCGTACAATGAAGCGCATACACTAATTGAAGTCAATGACTTAGGTCAATCAATCGCCGAAGCGATGCACTATGAGTTAGAATACCCGAATATCTTAATGACGACTCAAAAGGGTAGAGCGGGTCAAATACTTGGAGCTATGTTCTCTGGTCGAGGTACATCATTAGGGGTAAGAATGACAAAACAGATAAAAAAGGTGGGTTGTGCGAATTTTAAGACGCTTATGGAGGGTGATAAACTACAAGTGAACGATTTTAGTATCATTGAAGAAATATCGACATTTTCACGTAGAGGGAATAGTTGGATGGCTGAAGAAGGTACAAATGATGACTTGGTTATGTGTTTAGTCATATTTGGATGGCTCTCAAATCAACCCTATTTCAAAGAGTTATCTGATTCAAATATAAGAAATCAGATGTATATGGAACAACAAAATCTAATCGAACAAGATATGGCGCCGTTTGGGTTTGTAGATGATGGTATCAATAGTGACCCTATGAATGAAGAAACTGTAGATGAATATGGTACACGATGGTTCCCTGTGGTAAGAAAAGGTCAATAAACTACAATTTTGGGTTATTATAAATATCATTAACTGATAAAGTTTGACTATGGTCATAAGAAAACTTATGGATTTTGAAAAATTAAAAATGTTAATTAGCTAATTAAGAGGAGAAACAACCTATGGCATTTCAAGTATCACCAGGTGTTCTCGTACAGGAAAAAGATTTAAGTAGAATTATTCCTGCGGTATCAACATCAATCGGAGCATTTGCGGGACAATTCGCAAAAGGACCAGTTGACGAAATCGTAGCAATTTCTAGTGAACAAGAATTAGTAGATACGTTTGGAAAACCAGACTCAACAAATTTTGAGTATTTTTTCAGCGCCGCTAACTTCTTGGCATACTCTAATGCATTAAGAGTAGTACGAGCTACCAATTCATCTTTAGTAAATGCTAACAGTGCTGGTTCAAGCGTGTTAGTAAAAAATACAGATGATTACGAAAATAACTATGAAAGCGGACAAGGTGTAGTAGGAACTTTTGCTGCGAGATCAGCAGGAGCATGGGGTAACAACTTATTAGTTGCGACTTGCCCATCGGCTACAGCTTACGAACAAGTATCATCATCACAAGTTGCTAACGACTCATCAGCTTCAGCAGTAGGAGACACTACAATTGCAGTTGACGAAGGAAGTAACTTTAATGTTGGAGATATTATCCAGTTTTCAACTACAGCAGCAACAGAAGATTTTGATGACGGAGATTTATACAGAATCACTGCAATCAATTCTGAAACTTTAACTTTCGTTCAACACCCTAGAGGCGCTGGCGGATTAAAAAGAGTTGTAGCTGATAATTCAAAAATCAAAAGAAGATGGAGATATTATGACGCTGTTGACGGCGCTCCTGGAACTTCACCATTTGTATCTGATAGATCAGGTTCAGGCGATGAAATCCACGTAGTTGTTGTTGATGAAGATGGTGGTATCACTGGTACACCAGGCGAAGTAATAGAATCATTTTCTAACTTATCAAAAGCGGCTGACGCAAAAACTCCACAAGGAGACACTAACTACTATCCAACTGTAATTAAAAACAAATCTAATTACATTTACTGGATGGACCACAATACTTCTGGTACTAATTGGGGTAACAACGCAAGTGGAACAACTTTCACTTCTGTAACTACTCCTACTTTAGAATCATTATCTGGTGGTTCAGATGGTTCAACTGTTACAGATGCAGAATTAAAAACAGCATACGAGAAATTCCAAGATGCTGAAACTGTAGATGTAGGTTTAATTATCGCTGGTCCTAGTGGAAGTACAACACACGTTGATAATCTTATCACAATAGCTGAAGAAAGAAAAGACGCAATCGTGTTTGCTTCTCCTCAGAGAAATGATGTAGTTAATATCACTAACTCAAATACACAAACAACTAACGTTATCGGTTTCTTTGATAGCATTAGATCATCAAGTTATGTTGTATTTGATAGTGGATACAAATATTGTTACGATAGATATTCTGACGTATACAGATTTGTTCCATTAAATGGTGACATTGCTGGTTTAGCAGCTAGAACTGATTTAATCGCTGACGCATGGTACTCACCTGCTGGTTTCAACAGAGGTATCGTAAGAGGCGCAGTTAAATTAGCGTACAATCCAACTAAAGCACAAAGAGATCAATTGTATCCTGCGAGAGTTAACCCTGTGTCAACTTTCCCTGGTCAAGGTACAATTCTTTTTGGTGACAAAACTGGATTGTCTTCACCAAGTGCTTTTGATAGAATCAACGTAAGAAGATTGTTTATCACTTTAGAGAAGGCAATATCAACTGCTTCTAAATTTCAACTCTTTGAATTCAATGATGAATTTACAAGAGCTAACTTTAGAAACATTGTAGAACCTTTTTTAAGAGAAGTACAAGGTAGACGAGGGATCACAGACTTTTTAGTAGTATGTGATGAAACTAACAATACAGGCGAAGTAATTGATAGAAACGAATTTGTTGCAGAAATTTTTGTTAAACCTGCAAGAAGTATCAACTTTATCACTTTATCGTTTGTTGCAACCAGAACTGGAGTGGCCTTTGAAGAGGTCGCTGGCGGTTAATAGTAGAGGAGAATAAAAATGGCAAACATTAATGACTTCAAAGCTAAACTTGCTGGCGGTGGCGCAAGAGCCAATCAGTTTAAGGTAACAATGCCTTTTCCTGGTTACGCACAAGTTGGCGGCGAAATAGAAGAACTAGCGTTTTTATGTCGAGCAACATCTATTCCTAATATGGAAGTAGCGAACATCAACGTTCCATTTAGAGGAAGAGCTGTTAAAATCGCTGGTGATAGAACTATCCCAAGTTGGTCAGTTACAGTCTATAATGATACTAACTTTAAGTTAAGAAATGCTTTTGAAAGATGGCAGAATGGTATCAACAATATGACTGATAATGAAGGATTAACAAATCCTGTTGACTATCAAGTGGATGCGTTTTTAGATCACCTAGACAGAAACGGTAACACTATTAAGTCTTACACTTTAAGAGGTGCTTTTCCAACTACAATTGCAGCAATCCCACTAGATTATGAAGAACAAGGTGCGATTGAGCAATTTGAAGTTACGTTTGAGTACCAATACTTTGAAACAAATACTACAACTTAATATTACATCAGAGGGGCTTTCGAGCCCCTCTTTTTAATCCCTTATAAGTAGTAGTACAAGGAGATATTATGGCAGAATTATTCGGCTTTTCGATAACACGATTAAAGAAACAAGCTGATCCAAAACAGGCTTTTACATCAGGACAAGCAGATGACGGTACACAAACTGTCAATGCTGGAGGTCACTTTGGTTCATACTTGGATATGGAAGGTACTGCGAAAACAGAGCAGGACCTAGTTCGTAGATATAGAGAAATAGCTTTACACCCAGAATGCGATATGGCAATCGAAGATATTGTCAATGAAGCAATTGTCGCAAATGAATTGAAAGACGCAGTAAGAGTTAATCTAACAGATTTACCATATGGAAAAGAGGTTAGAAAGAAAATAGAAGACGAATTTATAGAAGTTTTAAAATTAATGAACTTCAATACTAAAGGACATGACATCTTTAGAAGATGGTACGTAGATGGTAGAATATTTTATCAAAAAATTATTGATAGAGAAAGTCCTAAAAAAGGTATCACAGAATTAAAATATATTGATCCACGAAAGATCAAAAAGATTAGAGAAGTTAGAAAGAAAAGACCTGACACTCCAATGCCATCATCACTCAACAGTTTAGCTGTAGTTGATGAATATATTGAATATTTTTTATACAATGAAAGAGGATTATCAGGTACAACTGGACAATCTGGTATTAAGATAGCGCCAGATACAATCGCATTCTGTCCATCAGGATTAATTGATCAGAACAAGAATATGGTCTTGTCTTATTTACATAAGGCGATCAAACCTGTCAATCAATTAAGAATGATTGAAGATAGTGCTGTGATTTATCGTATCGCTAGAGCACCAGAAAGAAGAATATTTAAAATTGATGTAGGTAATTTACCAAAAGTAAAAGCCGAACAATATTTAAGAGATGTAATGGCAAGATATAGAAACAAACTTGTCTATGACGCAAACACAGGAGAAATAAGAGATGACAGAAATTATATGTCAATGTTGGAAGACTTCTGGTTACCAAGTAGAGAGGGTGGAAGAGGTACTGATATTTCTACTTTGCCTGGCGGTCAAAATTTAGGTGAGATTGCTGATATAGAATATTTTAGAGCGAAACTATATCGTTCTTTAAATGTTCCAACAAGCAGATTAGAAGCTTCCCAAGGTTTTAATTTAGGAAGAGCTTCTGAGATTACAAGAGATGAATTAAAATTTACTAAATTTGTTCAAAGATTAAGAAAGAAGTTTACAGAACTTTTCAATGATATTTTAAGAACACAGTTAGTATTAAAAGGTATAATCGCTGAAGAAGATTGGTTTACTGTAAGAGATTGTTTACAATACGACTTCTTACAAGATGGACACTTTGCTGAACTTAAACAAACAGAATTGTTAAGAGAAAGATTAGCATTGGCAAATGAAATGAGAGATTACATTGGTAAATTCTTTTCAGTTGATTACGTTAGAAAACACGTATTAAAACAAAACGAAAGAGAAATTGAGGATATGGATAAACAGATTAAGAAAGAAATCAAAGATGGTATTATTCAGGACCCAATGGCTCAAGTTACAAATAGTGACGACACAATAGTATAGGAGTAAAAAATGAGTGAAGAAGTAAAAAACTTTATAGACAAAATCGCAGATGGTGATAACACCGCTGCTGGAGATGCGTTTAAAGATGCGTTAAGAGTAAAAGTCGGTGATGCGTTAGATGCACATAGACAAGAAGTTGCTGGTAATTTGTTTAATGGAAACGTGGAACAACCACACAGTGATCCTAAACCAGTAATCGCTGATCCAGGAACATTTAACCAAGACGGTTCTGTATCGCCAACACTACAACAAGATGGTGAAGTGCAAATAGATTTGACTCAAGGAACTGAGGATGCAAGTTAGTAGAATAGTAAAAGAGAATCGTATTATCGATTCAAAAAGTTTTAATGAATTACCACCTCTTATGAAAGAGGCGATGAGAGATGTATTTGATCTCATTGAAAAAGAAACTGGTAACATTATAGAAAAGTTTGAAGGTGCCGTAGCAAAAGTATCAGAGTTTCACGGTATTAATATAGAAAAATTTTATGAATATATTGACAAAGAAGTTTTAGAACAATTAGGAGAAAAATAAAATGTCTGTAACATTTATATCTAAAGGTACAGTAATAACAAATCCTAGTGCAAATAATATAGGTCGAGCACAATTCGTAAGATGTGTTGCGACAGCTCAAACTACTGTTACAGTTACTACTAGTGATAGTACAGTATCAGAGGTATATTTACACGCTGCTGGTGATGAGGTTATCATTGAAAAGCATCCAGATGATACATTAACATCTACTGGCGCTAAAGTACACGCAATAGGTTCGCCGAGAAGTTAATTATGACAATATCAACTACAAAGTTGGTTGATAATGATTTTCATATCATTGTTAACTCTAATGGTATCGGAAGTGAAGAAGAACAAACTTTAGTTGATGTTGTAAATTCAAATAACGCTTCTAGTGAACCAAAAGTATCTATAGCGAATATCGTTTATGAGATACAAGGAACTGGAAACGTAACTGTGTTTTTTAAAAACGACACAGAAAAACAAGTAGTGTTATCAGGTCGTGGTAATTACGGTTTGAAACCTACTGAAGAAAAAATAAAAGACGTAATAGGAGATATATTACTATCAAGTGACTCTAACGTAACAAAATATAATCTTGTTATAGAGGCACACAAAGAAACGGGATACATTAATGGCTGATACAGTAACATCACAAACAATCGCTGACACTTCAGGTGTAAAGTTTGTAACTAAATTAACAAACTTCTCTGATGGTACAGGCGAAACTTTAGTAAGAAAAGTTGACGCTTCAGAGTTAACTTTTATGACTGAAGATGGAAATAGAAAGATTAGTAAAATTTGGTATTCTGTGAATACTAATAATAACAAAGCTGGTGTAGAAATTATATGGGATGGCGCAACAAATGC